CTTTTGGGTTCATTATGAATGTATCATCAACAACCGTTTCAAAAACAACTGGGACATTAACAACGCTCTCGAAGGATTTTCCTTGAAATGATGATGCTAGGAATAAAGATGCGCTCCAACTGCTAACTTCTCTCTTTGGTGTGTATGGGTAAGGCGCTTTAAATCTAACAGCACCACTATCCAATACATCATGTTCTGGGTTTTCTTTTATGAATTTGGATAGCTCTGGTAATTTAACCGATGTTCCTCTGTAAACTTTTTCACCATACGGTGGGTTGAGAACCTCTGGAAAATATTTTTTTAGTTTAATTAAATCGGATATTGTTGATACAACGCCCATCTCGGATTTTTCTGTTGATTGAAATGTCCAATCCTTTATTTTGTCAACCAGGTTATCCTCGTATGGGGTATTCTTTTCAATTGGTTTGTTTTGAATTTTTGCAATTATTGGATTTGAACCAAACAAAACATCACCAACCGATTTTTTAATTGATTGTGGAATGGTAACCTCGGATAAACCGATCATGGTTTTCATTCTTAATATCTGCTCGTTTAAATTCATATATAATATAAATATCTCGAGTTATTTTAAACTTTAATACTATTTATTGTAAAATATTAAATTATGTCAGTTCCAGTAACTATACAATACGGTACCGCACCAACGATTGATCAATATCATAGAATTGGTAAATATTGCTATGGCCACATTAATGAAGGGTTTAATTTTCAAGACGGAAATTCAACGGGTCTTACTTGGAGACCAGGTTATCCTGCGGGTAATTTTGGTGGCGAAAAATATTATATCGTATCAAGAGGAAATGTAGAAGGTGTTGGCGGTGAGCCCACGATTCCAACATATCACGTCACTGGTAAAACCAATGCGGAAATTGTACACATAATTAATAGTTTGCATTCAATAAAAATTGATGGCACGTATTATAGTGACGTGGATGTTGCCAAAAGATACGTTATTGAAAATGAAAATTTAAATCATTTTTTGGCTGATTTATCAAAATACAAATACGCTGACACCCCTAATTTAATGTTAAATATTGATTTCGGTAATCTTAATTGCGACATTCTTGAGACTAATTTAACAAAATGTTACGATTTGGTTCAAGCAACTGATGGTGTAATAGAAAGATGGTTTACAAAAAATGTCGCTGGAAATATCTCCACATCAATACAAACCGCGGGCGATAATTCAACTTATAATAGAAGATTTAATGCGGCAAATTTATACATAGATTTAGATTCATCCAATGCGGCTTCATATATAGCACCCCTTAATACTTCATCTGGTGAGTCTTTTATGTTTGCGTTGAGGCTCAGATTCACACCGCAGGCCAGTAATTCACCAGCAATAATTTATGCTGATGGGGGGATTACGAGACTTAGATATGATATTGCTACAAACGTATACCAATTTACTATGGGTGCTGATACCGTATCAATGAGTGCACAAGTTAATACTTGGATAACCCTTATTTTTGGTAGAAACAATGTTGGTCAACTATTTATTGCTGATGATAGTAATGAAAATTATGTACAACAAGTTGGAACAACTGAACTGATATTTGATAATATTTTCAGATTGGGCTTAACAGCTGGGGGTGATATAAGAATAGGTTCATTCCAATATTGGAAAGGGGGTAATTATGACGCAAATAAATGGAACGAAGTTCACAATTACCAAATGTTAAACAAATGGTCTTAAATTAAAAATTAATCAATTTTTTCATATTAATAATCGCCTCATCCAGGCGATTATTTTTATTTTCTGATATTGGGTTTGCTGGGCCACGATTTGTTCCAAAGTCATAAGCACCAGTATTTGATATTGGATTTGCTTTTCCTCTGGTTGTACCAAATTCGTATTTACCAGTATTTGATATTGGATTTGCTTTTCCTTTTTTAACTCTATCTGGTACTGGACTATTTGAGGCTGATGTCCCACCACTTGAACCACTTGATGTGCTTGACGAATCCTCTTCATTAATCTTAGGATCCCTGTACATATCTTCCTTGTGTGTGAAATCACGATTATCACCTTTATTAAAAACAAAACCAAATCTCTGGTAGAAATCTTTCAATCTGTTCACATTTCCACCATAACTGCTTGATGGTGTTAATGTTAATTTATAACCGTGTTGATCAGCAAGACTTGTTAAATCGTTCATAAAAGAAGTACCAATACCAGTTCCACGCATGTTAGGTGGAACCATGAATCCAGTGAGATATATCCTTTTGTGCTTTTCATTTGGGTATAACTCAAACCTGATGTCTGGGTACTTTTGTTTTAATTCGTCTTCGATATGATGATTCATTGAAATGTGTTACTTAGATAAATATCCAGCGCAAATAAAAAAGGTCGGAGTAGCGAATTCCGACCTTAGTTTGTCCATAACCATGAACGATCCTAAAATACCACTCTAAGGTGGAATATCTTAATAATCATCTAACTCTTCATTATCGTTCTCATCATATTCACCACCTTCGATGTTGTCCATAATCATATCGATCTGGTCAATTGTTTCTGAGATGTAATCGACAATGTTTCTTTGTAATTCTTCTTGAAGATAAGATGATTTGGTTGATTCTAATAATTTCTCACTACGAGTTTCTAAAATTGAATTGAGTTCTTCTTTTAATGCTAAAAGTTGTTTTATGGTTTTTCCGTGCATTTATTTATTTTTGGAATAAATATATCACCGTTTAGTAAAAGATTTTTAATCAATTCTGATAAGGCACGATATTTTTCTATATTCTTTATTCTCAAACATTTCATAAATTTTGTGAGAAATCATATCCGAAAAAATATAAGCATCAACTTTAGGAGAGAATAAAAGTTTTAAAGATTCAATACCATCTTGCTTGTAATGACTTTTTATCCTTTCAAAATCTATATGCCTTTTATTAAAACCCATTTTACCTGGAAATAGAAAAAACTTTCAAAAACTCTTTAAGAGATAATTTTTTTAACTCTGAAAAATATTTTGCCGCAGCTAGCCTTGAACCAATATTATTTAAAGTTTTAATCGGTTCTCTTTTTTTGTCATTTTTTGAATAAAAAAAATACGTCATAGTGGTAAGGTTTATTTATATGTAAATATACGAAACTTTAATTAAAAGCAAACTATTTATCATTAAAATATCACATTATGAGAAGTACTATGGATGTTGTTGAATATTACAAACCATACAGAGATGAAACGCCATTTGAAATGGGTGGTGAGAAATGGGTGTATTGCTGGGGTAAATACCCAGACGGTAAAATTGATATAGCCGTTTACAGATATGCAACCGACTTGGCTTATGATTATAATGATTTTAGAGTTGCCATGGGTATTGATAAAGATGAAAAAAGTTTACAGGAAGGTGTTGATCGAAAAGAAGCCCAATACTTAAAAAAGGGTGATATAATTACCAGTGGTGAAGAAATAGTTTCAGTTTCAAGTGGGGCTAAAACGCCGAGTGGAAAAGTTGAGGTGACATTAAAAAACAAACAGGGTAAAATAAGAACATCAGTTTGGGGTAAAACCACCAAGATTGGTGTTAAAACCAATGACGATAAAAAAAATATAAATGAAAATATGGAAAATACAATTAACCAAAAAATAGCTGAATTAAAAACAATTCAAACTCAATTAGATGAGGCGTTAAAAACTTATAAAGAATCAATAGCTGATTTGGAAACACAAAAAAGCGCTTTGGTTCCAGAGGTTATGGATGCATTTAAAGGTCAGACCCAAGGTGCTGAAAAACTAAAAATTTCAATAGATGAGATGTTGGTTGAAATAATCCAGGAATCTGAAAAATTAACAACATCATATAAAGATGCGTTTGAGACTGCGTTAACAAAAGTTAACGAGAACACTAGAAAAGTTCTTGAACAAATTTTAGAAAACTCTAAAGTAGCCTCAAAGGTTAAAGGCCAATTAAAGATTGATGGTTCGAAAGTTTTTGAGGGTGTTGAAGAAATGTTCGGAAAAGTTAAACAGTGGTTGAGTAATGCTTATAGCAGACTAACAGGTTTCACCAAAAACGCTCAAGATGGTGTTGATGAGATTGAAGCTATGATAAAAGATTACGAAGAACAAGAGACTAACAAATACGCTGTACCAAGTATGGATGATATTGAATCGGGCGCTGTAAGAGAAGACGGTACTTTTGCTGAAGGTGAAGATAAGCCAATGGAAGAGGGTGGTCAGGAAGAAGTTAAAGAAGAGGGTTCTTTTATGAAAATGAGAGCTGGTGCTGAAGGTAAAGTTTACGAAGAAGATGAGAAACTTAACGAGGCGATTAATAGATTTAAAAAGATTATTAATTACATTTAATTATGGCAGCTAAAAAAGGGGGATCAACTTCAAACGCAAAACTTTTTAGGTCTAACCCAAAAAGAAAAAGACCTGGCGTTCACTCAAAAACAAAAGCAAGCAAACATAAGGCGTCAAAAAATTATAAAAAAAGGTACGCTGGACAGGGAAGAAGATAATAAATGGGGGTTTTTAACCCCCATTTTAATTTTCGTACACTAGGAAGTATAATTCTTCTTTTGGTCTGGTAACAGCCACATAGTGGACATTTTTAGCTTCCTGATTAATCTCACCACTATTTGTTAAAAAACTATATTCTTCGAAATCATAGTCCGTTTCAGCCAACATATCAGGGTCGATTGAATTGATGATAATACATCTTGGGAATTCACGACCTTTACTTTTGTGAATACTAGTTACAAAAACATCTGATTCTTGATTTTCCTTAATAAAATTAATCAAATTAAAGGTGTTTCCGTAGTAAGGCGAAACCGAATCAATTTTTTTCTTTAATGATGGGTTAACTTTACCCTCATTAATCTTTTCAATGTCTTGAGGTGATATAAAATTAAAATAACGCATTTTAATTTTTTTCTTAAGGCATTCTTTTTCAATTTCTTTTATCACATTGTTTGTTCTAGCCAATACCGTTAAAGGTTTGCCGTCATTCATCATGTTATACATCATAACATCGTTGATTAGATTATCATGTATGTAGCCATCTTCTTCGTGATGTGGAACCGCTACTAGACTACTATATCGATTTGAGTTTTCAACTATTTTTTTTGTTGACCTGAAATTCTTGGTTAGTGTCATTTGAGTTACTGTTGAGTTTTTCATTAATAAATTCTCAATTTCTTCACAATTCGCACCAGAAAACCCATATATTGATTGGTTCTTATCACCAATCAAATGATATTGCTTGGCTTTAATCGCCAATAGTATCTTCATTTGAAGTGTTGACGTGTCTTGGTATTCGTCAACGAAAATATAATCATACAAATTCTCAAAATATCCTTTATATTTAGCATTTCTTGAATACTTCTCGGTATCAATTAACATATCAGAAAAATCTCGACTCTTAGTTTCTTTAATGAAAGCCGAATATTCATCATAAAAACTAGGTTTCATGACTTTGATGTTATCCGCATTTTGCAATTTATAAGCTGAAAACCCAGCGGATATCTGAGCACCCTCTTCGTAGAATCTATCTACATTTCTGGCGTAATCCATTTTAATTTTCATCGGATCCTTTGGGTGTGGTTTGTATTTGTCCTTATACCAGTTAGTAAACTCATAAAAGGTCACAATTGGCTTAAAAAGCCCCATTTTACCCAAAATTGAGCTTGTGAAGCTATGAATTGTGGTTATTTTAACGTCATGTTTTATCCTCGATCTTAGCTCATTAACAGCATCGTTCGTGAAACTAAAGAAGATAATTCGACTGGGATCGACTCCATCTTCAATCATTTTATTCAACCTACCAACAGTTGAGTGTGTTTTACCTGAACCAGCGGTTGCGGACAATATAACAGAATCGTTCCCGTTATAGTTAATAAATTTAAGTTGTTCCTCGGTGTATTTGCTCATATTCTACCTAATTTTCTACAAAGGTATGAAAAAATTTGGTTATTACCAAACCTTTTATTAATTTTGTCCCATGAGTTCAATTTTTACATACGATAATTATTTTACACCTTATGTCAATAAGTTTGCTAAGGTGACCCTTGATACCGATAGACGCACAAAGTTAGCGACTGTTATTGGAAACCGCATAAAGGAGCGAGAAAAATCCAAAGGTAGAAAATTATTTGAGCAAGAAATTACGATTTATCGTAAAACTTACATGCAAACCGCAGGTGATTTGGTTTTAGAACAACATCTTGGTTTATACAATATAGTTGATTACGACAAAATTTTTGATGATAATCGAATTTCGTTTTTAAATCAAGCTGCACCCAAAAAAAATATAGATGTTGTCACATTCAATTATGGATTATTCCCTATGGTCTATAAAAAGACATATCGGAAATCGATTTTTATCTGTATGTTAAGTAAGACCGATTTTTATATATGTGGTGTGGGTACACCAAATATAATTGATATGTATTCCAGATCTGACTTATTGGTTTCGGATTATTATAAAGCGAGGGGTAAATCTGGTTTTTACGGGTTTGAAAGATTAACACCAATATCTTCGAATTTGGGTGACTTTATTGAACTTATATCGTAGTTGTTGATATTTATATGTAAAAAAGTATGAAAAAAACATATAGAATATCTGAAACTCAATTTGCTGCCATACTCAGTAAAAAACAAAAAGACAAACAATCTAACGAATCAGCTAATATGAATGAGGCTGACGCATCTAATAATGTTTTTAGAAACGAATTGAAAAGTGGTTCCGATATTGATCTAGATATCGATATGGAAGCTTTATTTAAAAACATAGCAAAACCAGGGACAAGGGGGGCAACTGTGATTGTGGATGGTGTTGAGTATGACACATATATAACATTTCGTGGGGCCGTTGCCAACTATTCAATTGAAATAGAATACAGGTCATATGGTATTAAAGATGTTTATTTATCACCTATTAGTGTTTTGATTTATGGCTCATTGGAATTAACTGGTGATGATGATTCTTTTGAGAAAGACTTTGAATTAGAGTTCGATAGAAGTGGTTTAAAAACAAACACTTTAAGTGGGACTATGGATTTGGGTGGAAAAAATATTGAAATTCCATCAATGGATACTGAGGTTGTATTTGAATCTAATAGAACTTATGAAAGTGGCGATGCTTTTTATACTCAAGCCATCAGCGGTAGATTACAACCAAATAAAATTATTTTTGAATATTAATTGATTACATTTTAAAGCTTCATATATTTATATGAAAGCCTCGTGTGGCTATTAACCTTGGGTACTTGTTGCCCTTGAGTCGTGATGAGCGACAAAAAGGTTAGTATAATAAAAATAAAACGAGAAAAAAAATGTACACAACAAACTATTCGTTCGGTTTAAACCCGAACCCAGAAGCCTACATCACAAAAGGCAAAAACAGAATCAAACAGCACGATGGTGTTGTTTATCTTGACAACCAAGATCAATTTGAGATCGAGGTATTTAATCCGAAAACAATTTCGGTTTTAGCGAAAATAAAATTAAACGGTAATTACATCTCAAACAGGGGCTTGGTTATTAAACCTGGTCAAAGAATTCATTTGGATCGTTATTTCGATGATGCTAGAAAATTCTTATTTTCCACTTATATCGCAGATGGTGATGAGGATGTGATAAAACAGGCCATTCAAAATAACGGATTGGTTGAAATCGAATTTTACGATGAAACGGTTTTATCTGGAATAGCATCAACAAGTTCTGGATTTGGTGGTTATCCGTGGAATCAACCTCCAGTTATTTATTACAATAACACAAACCCAAATCCAAACACAATAACGTGTTTTGATAACACAGCTAACTATTCAGCTGGTATTACGTATACCTCAGATGTGGTTGGTGTTTCAGCTTCATTAAAATTAAACTCAAATAAAAGAAGTTTAACAAAAAGTATTGAAACTGGTCGTGTTGAAAAAGGCGAAAAATCAAACACTAAATTCAAAGATGTTAACATGGATTTTAGTTCATATGCAACACATTCAGTGACTTGGAAAATTTTACCGAACTCACAAAAGCCAATTGAGGTTGGTGAGTTAAGAAATTATTGCACAGGTTGTGGTGTTAGAATAAAAAAATCAAACTGGAAATTCTGCCCAACTTGCGGTAATCAATTACAATAAGCCGCCACACGAGGCTTTTATTATTATTTAAGATATTTATATTAAAATATAGATCATGGCTAAATACAGAATAACCGAAGACCAATTACAAAAATTGTTCGAGAAATTAGAAATGAAGAGAGTTCAAGAGATGGATAATTATAATTACCCAGCTGGCTCAGATACGCCAGACGCCCCATGGAATCAAAGTGATCCGCATATGAGTGATGCAATAACAGCTAGTGGTGATTATGAATTAGTTAGTGTTACTAGTGGTGAATACCTTTTAAAAAACAAAAAAACTAACGAATTGTTATATACAATGGATGAAGTTTGGGATGATCAAAACAGCGACATAAAAGATGAATTATGGGACTTTTTAGAAAGGGCTCAAGAAGAGGATGAGGATGAGGATGGTAAATATTTAACAACCGCTAGTGATTGGAAGGAATATGTAGATGATGACCAAATTGGTGATGCTTTGGAGAGTTATTTAAATTATCATACTAAAAAGGGTAAAAACTTAGGTATTGGTAATATGGATGAGTGGACTACTGGCGCCGCATTTTTCCTAATTGTTACATGTGAAAATGTTGATGACGAGGATGGGATTTACAACGAAAACTTGCGCAATGAAGCAAAACAAACGCTTGGTTGTTAAGCTAAATCTTTAAATAAATCAGTTTGATCTTTGGGTACCTCAACATAAGCATGGGTGTAACCTAAATTCTTTAAAGCAACCATTCTGTGTCTACCATTTTTTATACCTAATTTACCGTTAGATATACTTGTTTCGGTTGGTTCAAACATCATAGTGTACGACCACCTCTCACCCGTTTTTGGATGAATTGATCTGGGATCTTCTGAAAACTTTTCAATGTAATCCATTGAGTTTTTAATTCTACCCTGACTAAATAATAATTTTGTATCTGGCCCAACATAAAAATCTGGGTCATCTTTTTTTAAACGATTTAAAAATTTATCAACGTCAACAAGTATTAAGGTATTTCTACCTGGATAATTAATTGCGTACCTTTCTTTTGGTATAAATTTCATTTTACAAATTTAGTTATAAATATCTGAACAAATGCGATTGTAGAGATATTTATAATAAAAAGGATATGATCACAACTAAAAAAGATTTGGTGGAATTATTCCACGAAAATAGTCCAAAAATGGAAAGTGAAGAAATCAAAAAAGAATCTGGTTTTACGAATAAAACAATCGCATCTTTAATAGATGAGGTTTGCAATATGCAAACTGGTTATGGTATAATCGATGACTTGAGTTTTGTTGATGAACGTTTATATGAGGGCGTTTTAACCGAAATAGCTTTAGAAAAAATTGTTAACGAAGCTTTGTATGAATATTATACAATGACGGAAAATTTAGATGAGGCTGAATATAAAGGTAGAAAGGTAAGTTTGGGTAAGATTATGCGTGGTGATCGTAAAAAATATAAAGTACACGTTAAAAACGCTAAGGGTAATGTTGTAAAAGTTGAATTTGGTGACCCTAATATGGAAATCAAAAGGGATAACCCTAGACGTAGAAAAAACTTCAGAGCAAGACACCATTGCGATAACCCAGGCCCAAGATGGAAAGCGAGATACTGGGCTTGCAGAACATGGTCAACAAAACCAGTTTCAAAAATGGTGTAATATGAATCCATTTACACTTAGTAAAGGTAAGATAATCGAAATGGTTAATGAGTACTCCTTCAATGGTAAATATGAAGGGGATATGGTTAGAGTTGGCTCTTTTAGGAGAAGAGATCTACCTAATGCGATTATGACAAATGTTTTAAAGGCAATTACTAATACAACAGGCCAAAGAGCAACTTCAGTAAAATATAAAAAAGGTGCCTACGATGATGTTGAAATTAGATTATTTGGGCAGTTGTTAACCTATTTATCTGGTAGATGGTAATTTAAAAAGTAATTTTACACCTACCGATGTATTTTGATTTATCTAGATCAATTTTTTCGTTGGGGTAATCTTCTTCATCAAACCATTCCAAACCACAATTAACACTCGACCCAAAAATTAAATTCGAGTATTTTTCCATAAAACTTTCGTCTTTACCAATCGGTATATCTATCTCAACACCAGATAATTTTATAAAAGTATATTCGGATTTATTGGTTCCACCATCGATTGCTTTGCCAAAAACATATTTAATGTTGTCTTTGTGTTCAATAAAATTAGCGAATAAATTTTTGTAGTTAATTTTTAGATTACAAACAATATTCTGGTGGTATGCCATACAGAGATACTCCGCCACAACAAACGGTACTTTGTAATTGTATAAACTTACAATACTATCAATTCTATCACTAATCGTTGCTAACGACACTATCAGGCAATAACAAATCTATTTTATTGTATAACTCATCTAAGGTACCTTCATTATTGAGAATGCTGGTCACACCCTCAATTAAATCCATTTCTTTCTCAGATGCATGTTCGTCACCGCCGTTTAAGTTAGGACGTTCAACTCTCCAAACAGTACCACCCATTTTTAAAATAGCGTCAACTTCATGCTGAAATCTAACATCACAAATCACAACATCCAGGTTTTTATTTTTTTGATACCACTGTTCAAATCTCTTAACCCAAAACCCACGACCAATGGATTTTAATTCTGGGATGTATTCTGGCATATCATATTGGAATACTTCAGTTCCCATGATTTGTAAAACGAGTCTTGGTGTTATTCCCCAGGTTGGGTCAATAACGTCTTTTGCGTCACCAAATACTTGATCTTCAGTGAACCCGAACAATTCCATAGCCCCACGTTTTATTGGGTTTGCAAAACTGTATTTTGTAAAATTTTTATTTTGTACAAGATAATCGCCAGATGTATCTTTACCTGAGCGTTTTTTTCCGATTATTCCAATTAACATATGTGTAATTTATTTACACAAGAATAATAAAAAAAAATGATATAAGCAAATAAAAAAGGCCAGAAATTTCTGGCCTTTTTCTATTAGATTGTTGGAATCTGTTTTTGTCCGTTTTTACTGATGTCATCAAGAAGTTGTTTCATAACCTCCATCATATTAGTGGAATCCAATTTCATATCAGTGTTTCTACTAATGATCTGAGCGGCTTTTTGTGCCAGTGCTATTCTTGCGGATTGATTGATTTTTGATAAATCATAATTACCAACCGTATCTGGTAAGAATTTTTCTGGTGTACCAGGATTAAACTGAGGGGCTTGAGCTTGTTGTTGTCCAACTTGGCCTTGTTCACCACCACCAGCTTTTATATCTCTTAACATTCTTCTGTATGCTGTAACATCCATGTCTGCGCGATTAATTAATTGAACCATTTTTTGTTGTGGTACATTAGCCAACGCACCTAAAACTGTTTGTAAAAAGTTAGCTAATTTTACACGGTTAATTTGCTGTCCATACGCTTGTTTATACTCAGAAGCTATCTTAGTGCTTAAATCTGGTACAACTCTAGCTAATTGGGTAAAAATTCTACCACTATCGCTATTTTTTACAGCATCTTGTTTACCTTGTTCCATTTCAGGTTGATTCTCACCAAATTCTTTTAATACACTTTCAATAATTGAATTTAAGTTGTCATGGGCTTCAATTAATTCGATTAATTCGATCGATTCTTCAAGGTATAGTGGATTTCTTCTAAAATCCAAATCTGTAAAACCACTACTATCTTTAGGCACATTTTGGCCCGATCCAGTTCCTTGATCAGAACCACCCCCTTGTTGTCCAGATCCAGTTCCAGTTCCTTGTCCAGATCCACTACCTTGTTGACCACCTTGTCCAGATCCACCTTGTCCAGATCCAGTTCCTTGTCCTGTTCCTTGTCCAGATCCAGTTCCTTGTCCAGTTCCACGATTTGATCCAGATGTTAAACCACCTTTCTTAGCTAAATCGATTAAATATGAGAATATTGCATAAAAACTTTTGACCAGGTTGGGGAAGTTTTGTAAGAACTCTCTTCTTGCGTTATAAACAGCGTTTGCTTGCGATTTACTTGGGGTTCTTACAGCAGCCTCTGATAGTTTATTGATGCCAATGTTTTTAAGTTGATCCATTATGTTATTACCATTCTTAAATTGAGTGGCGTAAACAGCTTTATTAAAATCACTTACAAATATTTTTAAACTTTTTGGGTCAGATTTCA